CGGCAGGCCAAAGACAGTCGGAGGAGTGGATGCTTAAGGGGAACCGCGTGGCCAGAGTGGTTTGCGATGCCTTGGGAATGGGAACGCCGGACTGCAGAAACAGCGAGGTTAGGTTCAGCAATGGGTCGAGAATCCTTGCCTTGCCAGCCAACCCGGACACCGTGCGTGGTTATTCTGCAAACTTGGTTCTGGACGAGTTTGCCTTCCATGAAAGACCAGACCGAATTTATGAAGCGATTTACCCTGCCATATCCAACCCGTTAAGGGGAGAGCTTAAAATAAGAATCATTAGCACCCCGGCGGGAAGGAACTCAAAGTTTTATGAGATTTGGAACAAGTCAAATGAGCTTAAGTTTGTAAGGCATAAGACAACTATTCATACGGCGATTGAGGAGGGGCTGCCGATGAATGCCGAGGAATTAAAGCGAGGATTGGATGACCCGGACGCTTGGGAACAGGAATACGAATGCGAGTTCGTTGATGCTGCCAATGTCCTTTTGCCTTATACGTTAATTGATGAGTGCGTGAGTGAGGAGGCGACAATTGATTTCGATTACACAACGGGAAGACAGTTTTTCACGGGCATTGATATAGGGAGAAAGCATGACCTGACTGTTTGTTGGACGCTTGAAAAGGTTGGCGATGTTTATTGGACGAGAGAGGTTTTAACGTTAAAGGACACTCCCTACCATTTGCAAGAGGAGCTGCTGTCTGACAGGATTAACCGTGCGAGCTTTGCTGCGATTGATTCAACAGGAATTGGCAATGCGGTTAGTGAGTCGCTTGCCCGGAGGTTTGAATACAAGCTTGAGGAGTGTAACTTTACGCAGGGTTTTAAGGCTAAAATCTTTCCCGGTTTAAGGAGGGCTTTCCAAGAGAGATCCGTGCGTGTTCCAAGGGATAAGGCTATCAGGGAAGACTTGCATTCGGTTAATGAGGTAACAACGCCGGGGGGAAGCAAGATGTACAGAGCTTTGAGAAGGGCCGACGGACACGCAGACAGATGCACGGCGCTGGCATTAGCTAATTACGCTTCTTTGCTCAATAGGGGAGCAGGGGCAATAAGTGACACAGACAACATAATACTCGGAAGGGCAAAGCTCGCCGGGTTGAGGCCTACACTAGTATGATAAAAGAATTAAGTAACCGCTTGAGCACCTTGTTTAAGGTAGAAGCCAAAAAGACAAAAGGGGCAACCATCGGAGGAAGGGTAATTGCCCCAAATACCCGTGACAGGATGGAGAGCAATGCGCTGGGCAGCAAACAGAGTCCGGCCAACGTGATCGCTATTCTCCGGGCGGCATTGAGCGGGGATATTCGGCAGCAATACCAAGTCTACGAGCTAATGGAGGACTCATGGGCTAGGTTGTCAAAAAACCTGCATGAACTTAAGAGTGCAGCTGCGGGAGCAACTTACACCGTAATGCCTTTCACAGAGAGAGGGGAAAGGCCGACTGATACGGCTCAAGCGAAAGCCGACTTTGTTCAGCTTTGTATTGATAGGCTAATAGGTAGCCCAATAAATGGGACGAATGGTTTCCGAAACACTATCTATGACTTATGTGATGCTGTAGGAAAAGGGTTCAGCGTGCAGGAAATAATTTGGGAGCCGACAGTGGATGGGATATTGCCAAAGGAAACCTATTTTTGCCACCCCCGGTACTATTCGTTTCCATTTGATAGGCCCGACTTAATGCTCTCGCCTCAAGGTGATGGAACTTACGAGGAGTTTCCAGACGACAAGTTCCTTATTGGAATCTACAAAAACCGATCCGGCAACTCAATGGGTTACGGGTTATTAAGACAGCTTGCTTACTGGTGGAGTGGTCAAAACTATTGCAGGGATTGGTTGCTTAATTTTGCCCAAGTGTTTGGTCAACCGTTAAGGTGGGCAACCTACGATCCGGGTTCATCAGCAAACATCAAAAACGACATTGCCGATATGTTGGAGAACATGGGTGCGGCAGCGTGGGGAGCTTTCCCTGCTGGGACTCAGGTTGAGTTTAAAGAGGCGGGTAAGTCTGGACAGGACAACCCTCAAAGCTATTTCATAAATTTGGCAGACAAACTGTGCGACATTACGATTCTAGGGCAAACGCTGACTACTGATGTGGGTGATTCCGGCAGCAGGGCCTTGGGTGAAGTGCATGAAGATGTTCACCGAACAAGGTTGCAAGATGTTTGCGAGTGGGTGGCCAATGTTTTGAATGAGCAACTTGTTAGCTTTATATGCCATTTAAACTATGGCGACCATGATGAGATGCCAGAACTGGTTCCTGACCTAGCTGGGCCAAGTGACCCTGTGCTTGAGGCTCAACGCGACCAAATACTTTTGGGTAGCGGAGTGGATATGCCAAGGGAATGGTTTTATGACAGGCATGATGTCCCAATGCCGCAAGAGGGTGAGGAGATTATCACGCCGCCGGAGCCTTCACCAATGGCGCAGCCGCCAATGTTTGGTAAGGATTCAACTGTTGAGGCAAGGGCAGAACCGGGGCCAAGGGATAAGCTGCTTAACAGTGTTATGGAGGACTTAACCGGGATAAGTGAGGAATGGCTTGCTCCGGTAAAGCCAGCGTTTGTTCAGCTTGTGGCAAAAGCGTTGGACGATAAAGTTTCAGATGCAGACTTTGAAAGGGCAATTATGAAAGCTGCAAACACAATGCCTGAGCTTTTCGACAAGCTGGACACCAAGACACTGCAAGATGCCATGGAAAGAAACATGGGTGCTGCGATGGTAAATGGTGCGGTTAAGCGATTTGAGGTTTCCCCAGAGGAATGATTGCTGCGCAGGTCAAGGTTGATATTGGCCAGCTAACGGGGGATCAAAACCCCGAAAGGATGAACCCTTCAATGATGGTGGGAGGAAGGGCTGTAACCGAATATCTCAAAAGGTTTTACAGAGAGAAGGACGCAAAGGAACCCAATAAGCTTGCCCCAAACAGAAGAACCCACTTTTGGAATAGAAGAATAGGGGGGAGCGTTAACCTTCCCAAGCAAGAGGGTGATGGGGTTGTGTCCGTATCAATCAGCAGCCCAATTCTTCCGCACAAAATCAAGGGGGGAACAATAAATGCGAAGAGAGTTCAATACCTCACGATACCCATAGCGCCGGAGGCGTATGATAGGCCAGCCAGAAGGTTTACGGACTTGTTTGTGGTGAAGTCTAAAAAGGGCAATTTGCTGCTGGTAAAGCCAAACGATAAACGAACAAGTGTCCCTAGAAAGAAGTTTAACCCCAAAAAGGAGGCCAAAAGAAAGTTGCCCAAGACCGAGCGCCCACAGAAAAATAGTCAAAAATTAGGGTTGCAGGTCAAACCAAGGTCTGAAACAACCACCCCGGAAGGAGAGCAAGACGGCTTTACCCCTTATTATTTGTTGAGGAAGTCGGTTTACCAGAAGCCTTGGCCAGACAGCATTCCTACTGAGAAAGAAGTGACGGACGTGTTTGAGAGGGCGATTGTTGATTGGCTTGGTACTGACCCGGCCAAAAGGGGGATTATCTGATGCCGCTACCAGAACCTAAAGGTGAACCAAAGGAGGATTTCATTACAAGCTGCATGGGGGATAGCACAATGGTGAGTGAGTACCCCAATGAAAAACAACGGTTTGCGGTTTGTAGCAATCAATATAAAGCAAAGGATCATAAAGTGCAAGACATTATTCATGCGATCAGCTCAATAATTGATGGAGATGATCTGCCAGAAGATATTCAATACCTACCGCCCGGAGTTCATAACATAACGGCGACAAAGAATGGTAAACCCGCTGAATTGACCGTGGATGTAAGCTCTGAAACGGCTCAACAGCTGCAAGAGTCCTTTAGCAAGATAACGGCAGGGGATCGGGAGCAGGTGTTTATTGATTTCAACCATGATGATGGGCAGGCGAGTGGGTGGGTGACAGGTTTTTATTGGGCGGGAGAAAACCCGCAAACCGGAGGAGTACGCGCAAAGGTTGAGTGGACAAAGGCCGGAGAGGAGGCTTTGCAGGGAAGGAATTTCAGAAAATTTAGCCCCACATTCACGCTTAATTCAAAAGGCGAGATTGCGGGAACTACTTTGAATGCGGGAGGTCTAGTTAATCGGCCAGCGTTCAAGGACATAACCCCGATAGTTGCCGCTGATGGCGATTATCACAAAACTGAAAGTCAAATGACTGAAGAAGATAAAGACAAAAAACCAATAGCGGCGCAAGAGGAAGCACCCAAAAAAAAGGATGAAACCTCTGCGACAGAGCTGGCCGAAGTGAAGAAGGAAAACGAAACACTCAAGGCCAAGATCAAGGCGATGGAGGAGGACAAGAAAAAGGAGCAAGAAGTTGCTGCTCAATCTGCCGTCGACAAAGCCATGGAGGAGGGACGTATCCCGCCAAAGGATGAGAAGGTAAAAGCCAAGTGGGTTTCCATCTTGGAAAATGACCCTTCTGCGATCATGGCGTTGGAAGCGCTTCCAGTAAACCCCGCACTTGCTCGCGTGGTGCAAGCCAAGCGAGATGAGGGTGGATCAATCGAAACGAGCCACGAGGCACAGGTACGCGCCACAAAGGAGATTCAAGCCAAAAACGGCATGACCTTTGAGGATGCATGGGCCGCTGCTCGCTACGAAAGACCGTCACTGTTTAACTAAATATAAGGAGATAAAAATATTATGGCAGGAGCATTAACAAGAGATGAGGCGATTTTTGCGCTAACACCGGCAGCAGACCAAACTGGTAAAGAGGGGTATGCAGTCAAGATAGTTGCAGGGGAAGCCGCAATTTCGACAGCACATAACGGTAACTTCGGTGTTATTCTCGATGGAGAAACAACATCAGGTAAAAGCACGATTGCTTCAATGGCTGGAGCAAGCGGAACGGTAAAGGTGAAACTGAGCGGCACTGTTGCTCTTGGCGGGAACCTGATGATTCACACCGATGGAACTTGGAAGGCGCACGCCTCCACCAAAATTGTAGCGGGAGTGGCAATGGAAGCGGGTACTGCAACTGAGTTAATTGAGGCAGCTTTGGTTAATTCCTACACAGCAGTGTAATCTAATAGGAGACTAAAATATTATGGGACTAAGATCAGAAGCATCAGTTAATCCGACCCTCACGAATTATGCGTCAGGAGTTCTGAACGACTTGCAATCAGCAACGGCCGATTGGTTAGCGCCACCAGTACAGGTTCCAGCTACAATCGGACAATACAAGGCTTACGACGATAAGAACGCATTTCAGACCTACGACACCTCTCGTGGTGTGGGTGGGCCTGCTCGGCGTATCTTTATGGACGTAAGTGAGCCGACCTACAACTGTCTGCCTCAAGCTTTGGAAATCACGATTGATGATTCCGAGCGTGATGCAGCCGGAACTTTAAATCCTTTGGATTTGGAGCAAGCCAAGGTCAAGACGTTGGTACAGAGCAGCGTTCTCTCGCATGAGAAGCACGTTTATTCGGTAGCCGATGATGTGGCGGCAGACACGACTGCTGACATAGGTGGCTCCGGCTCAGTTATGGGACATTGGAGCACGGCAACAGTCGACCCAGTTGTGCAGCTTGATTATTTGATTGAGCAGATTGCAAAAGACACTGGGCAGATGCCAAATGCAGTTCTAATGGGCATGACGGCATGGAGGCGTTTCCGCAACAATGCGAAGGTAGTGGATAAGCAACCGGGTGCTGCGCTAATTGGGTTAAACCAAGGGCAAGCATCGGCCATGCTCGTAAATCCGTCTGCGGAAATTCGTTTGTCAACGATGGCTTACGACACGACAAAACAAGGTAAAACACGGAGCAATTCATTTGTGAATGGCAACGATGTTTATGTTTTTGTGAGGAGCGCAAGCCCGACGATATATGACCCTTCTGCGTTCAAGACCTTTGTAGGTGGGCGCGGAGGAGTGACAGCGGTGCGTGAGTACCGGGACGAAAGCAGCCGGTCTGACATTTATGCGGTGGATTGGAGCCGAGACGTTAAGCTCACTTCGGCCATTAGCGTAAAGAGGATCACAACCCAGTAGGGTTAAATCAACAACAACAGGGGGGGAGGGGTTGCTAATTCCCCTTCCCTCCACACTTTTTAAGAATTTTAAAGGAACAAGACGATGGCAAATCCACTTTGGTGTAACAATGTAGTACCTACGGGAGCGGGAACGGGTAGAGTGAGCCAGACTGCAGAGCAGTCAATAAGCGCAAACACAAGCCGCACCTCAATCACAATGCAGAATTTGGGAACAGATGAAATCTATGTAAGGTTGGATGCAACGACCCCCACATCATCTAATGCCCATTACATTTTATCTTCGCCGAGTTCCAGCTTGGGGGGAGACGGAGGCTTTTTAAAGGTTGATGGATATACTGGCGCAATGAAGGTTCACGCCGGTGGGAGCACATTTACTGTGCAGATTGTGGAGTATCAAACAACATGAGCGCAACTCTTGTAACACCTAAAACCACCAGCGGTGGGGAGATCATTCGCGAACTCGTCAATTCGACAGATGGGCAAGGTCTGCACTTGTCTGATGGCGGGACAATCGTCCTTACAAACGCCGCTGGCGCAGAGTTTGGGACTAGTGACTTTTCGCTAGAGTTCATTCTAGACCAAGACCAAGACAACAGTTCTGAAAACTATATATACTTTTCGCACGACAGCGGAAATAGTCGAATAAGATTTAGGCACGACCCCGGTTCTGATGCCGCAATACTCACGTTCATAAACTCATCCGGGGCAGCCGAAGATTACACGTTGGCCTATGATATGACCGGCGACTACGGCACTCCTACGCATTATGCATTAAGCTGCGACAGAAGTGGCAATGCTGTTTTGTATAAAAATGGCGACAGTGTCGCATCAGTAAGCATTGCCGCCAGCAGCACGGTAGACATAGGTGCGTCTAATACGTCTACGGGCAATATTGGTTACACTGCTGGGTTGGGGGCAATCGGAACTTTTTATCGGTTCAGAACGTGGAACAAGGCACTAACCGCCGCCGAGGTCACGGATACCTACGAGAATGCGACTGTAAAATTTGCCGACCAATGGGGGAGTCAGACAATAGTTATCCCCGGCGATTTTACTGGCAACCTTGACGGGTGGGACGCCTATAACGATTGGAACAGTCAAACCAACCCGTCAAATAATATGGTTTTGGCTGCAAGTGCTGTTGGACAGCATTGCCGAAACTCGGCCACAATGACTGACGGCAAACGATACCGATGCACCTACACGGCTTCTGCTACAACGGGCAATCCATATTTTGCCCATAATCGCGGCTCAGTTGCGGCCATCACCGCTGATGTAGGTAGCTCAA